GCCCCTTTTACGTCATGCTGCATGTGATCGTGACATTTACGGTCGAGCCGCTCGTCGGAGTCTGGCTCCCTCCGGTGAACAGCCCCATGCCGAGCAAGGTGCCGGAAGTGCCGCTGTTCGCATTAGCCATGAAGGCTCCGAAGAGGCTCATCTGCGAAGTCAGGGTGAAGGATGCCGGCGACGAGCTGTTGCTGATGGAACCGCTCGCGGCGGCCCCGTTCGGCGTCCATGTCGGCCTATTCCCGGAATACGGCGCACCTTCAGCCCAAGGGCTGTGAGAAGCAAGGGTATCGCCTGTCCTCGGCCCCCAGACGCATTTGGCGGTGGAAACGGTGGTCGCGCAGGATGCGGTCAGGTAGGCGAGCGTAGCCGATGAATAGGTGGCGATCGTCGTGATGAGATCCGCGCCGCTCGCCCCCGCCCCCTGCACGATGATCGAGGAGCCGACGTCGGCCGCCGTAAACTCTCCCGTGCTCAGGGTGCAGTATGTCTGGTTCGTGCTCGAAGACATGCTCGCCGTGAAAACGCCCTGGTTTGCCTGCACGAGGCCCACATACCAGGCGAGAGACGTGTTCGAGTTGCCGGAAGCGTCCAGACAATAGTTGAGATAGGCATTCGTCCCCGCATACGGGTTCGCGTTGTCGAACTCGTCCACGTGGTAGAGACGTCCTTTCGGGTCGCGAAACTCCACCTTGTAGTGCTGCGTGAGCACCGCACCATGCTTGATCGCGTCGAATATATCCGGCATAAGCCAGAGGGCGCCTTTCCGTCTGAAGTCGTTGAACGCTTTTCTAAGCATGGTTTTTCCTCCCCTACGTTTCCGGCGTAAAGCCGCCGCCTGGTTGATTCCCTTCGATATTTGCCCCGGGTTCCTCTCCCTCGATCGCGGCCCCGCTTTCCGACCCTTTCATACCTGCCCCGGCCTTAGCGCCCATGAAGGCGCCTCCCACTTGCCTTCCTCCGATGTTCGCCGACACGAAAGTGGAAAAGATGATCATAAGATTGGCCAAGACGGAGAAAACGGCCCGGGCCTGCAACGTGACCGCTCCGGAGAAGATCCTGGTCATCGCAGCAGCGAAGGCTTCCTGGATCGAGAGCGGCACCGAGGCGCCCATGTGCGCCGCTGCTCCAGCCGTCTCCGAAGCCTGGAGGGCCTGCGTGAAGGCCGCCGCCATCGAGGCGATCCCCGCCGGAGAGACGATCTCCTGCACCGAGATCCCGCATGATGCGAGGAAGGACGTGATGGCCGATTCCGAGAAAGCCGACTGAAGCGCCAGCGTCACGGATACAGGCACCACGGCGCCGCCGGTATAGACCGCCGAGAATGCGCTCGCGGCAGCGAGGGAGAGGCCGCCGATCAGGGCGGTGATCGCCGATTCGGAAAGCCCTGATGCTTCCGCTATCTGGACAAGAGCCGTCATGGAGGCCTGGGCGCTGGCTGCCATTGCGGAGGCTTCTGAGAGCGCCACGTTTCCAGCCATGGCACCCGATGCCGAATCGGAGCTTGACTCGAGCATCTGGAGCGCAGCCGACGCAGTGAGCATTCCGGTGCTCAAGGCCGCGACGAGGCCGAGGAGGCTCAGGGCGATGCTCCCGTGCATACTGGACGCGGTGGAATCGGAAAGCCCCGAAAGGAGCGAAAGGCTCGTCGAGCCCGGCATGGTGGATGACCCGCTATTCGAAATGGACGACGCCATCGACAGCGGCGCGGAGACATTAAAGATGGTGCCCGAAGGCGCCTTGTATGCTGCGCAGACGCTGCTCCAGTAGCTCACGATGCCCGTCTCATTCCACCCGAACGTAACATTGCTCGTGCCTGAGTTGTAAAACAGGGCTATGCCGTTGTTCTGGTCGAGCATGGTGTCGCTTGCGTCCGGTGAGCCGTAGGCATTCAGGCCGGTTATGCCTGACGTGCCGCCTGTGCAGTTCGTCAGCGTAAGAAGGTCTACTCCGACGTAGCAAAGAATGAGCTCGTTCGCTCCTCCTGGGGTTATGTTCGGCCCGCTTGCGCTGTTGCCCGGGAACGTGCTTCCGCTGGTCTGATCCTCATTGCTGAGCCCGATTGACGTGTCACGCGGGCTGGTGGCAGCCCCGGTAATATCCAGGATGACGATGTTGTTCCCGAGAGCCCCGCTCCCCCACGTGGGCGTGACGGTTTGCGTCCCGGCCGACTGGTTGACGCTGTCTGCGATGAAATCGTAGCCGCTCGCTGACGTGGCGACAGAGGTCACCCAGGTGGTCCAGGTCCCCCTCGTACTGCTGATGCCGGTGAGCTGGGCATTTGCCGATGAGCCCATCATGACCTGGAGGTTTCCCTGCGTCACGACTTGCAGGCCGGTCGTAAGATAGCCCGTGAGGTCGTTGTGAGATATGGCGTTTACTCTGATGCCCGCTGCCGGAGTATTGCCCTGCGTCCCGGTCTTCAGGGCCAGGACGCACACGACCCAGTTGGCGGAAGCACTTACCGTGCACTCAGGGTTGAAGGCAGTTGTGACAGAATACTGCCCGTACTGGATGACGGACCCGCCGGAGCTGTCCGTGCTGCACGGGGCGAACTGCCAGGTGATGTTCGACTGGCTCCCGAGGGTGAAGGAAAGGCCGTTCCCATTGGCGTTCAGGCTGTCCTGCTGCGCTCCGATATAGATGAGGTCCCCTGAGACGGTGGGGGAGATGTTTCCCGAGCAGTCGATTGTCGTGCCCGTGACAATGTTCTCCCCCGATACGTCCATGCCGGTGACGTTGTTGAATTCCGAGACATCGCAAGACCAGTACTCAATGGCCGAGCTGAAGGTAAGAGTTATGAACTGCGTGCCGGCCGTGACATTGAATGCCGTCCACACGGCCTGCTGAAAGCCGTTAGTGGTGTCCTGTTTAACGACCTGCTGCGTCCAGGTGTTCGAGCCCTCGTTGTCCGAAAGAGAGACTGTGAGACCAGAGGCGTAGTCGAAGCCCACCCTCACGATAAGAGCGTTGCCGGACAGCGCGGGATTGGGCAATGACACCTTGATCGAGGTATACTTCGCCGTCTCCTGCATGAAGCCGTGGTGCAGGTGCTGTATGAGGGTCGGAACTGCCATTTACCTCTTTCCTTTGTTGGGCTTGTCCTTCTCGCCCTTCTTATCCTTGTGCCAGGGCGTCCTGTCTGCTTTTTCCTGGGGCTTTAGAGGCGCCCCGGGCCCTTCAAGAGGCCCCGCAAGCACCAGCCCGTGGCGCTCCAGCTCCTCCCGGGCCCTCTCCGGCACGTCCACGAGCCCGTACTCGTCGGGGAAGTACTCCTCGCCGTCGAACCCCACTCCCGTGATTCCTTCAGGCAGCTTCATGAGCATCTCAACACCTCCTCCTCACAAATGGCGGAAGATTGGAAGATTGGAAAAATGGAAGGATGGCAAAAATACTGAAGCTTTCTTAGGACAAAGGAGGGCCTGGCGCCAGGAGCTGGGGCCCGATCGGGCCGACTCGCCCTTCTGCAGGCTCGCTCTTTCCTATGAAACCTTCTATATTCTTCCATCATTCCATCCTTCCATTCTTCCGCTCTTTGTCTCTTACCCGTTGCCGATGTTCTCGATGATCCCGAACGCCGGCGGGAAGTAATTCTGGAGCAGCTCGTCGCAGTAGACGCCGTACTCGTACTTGCGCGCCCGGAGCGGCCATTCGATCTGATAGTACTCGCGCCGCGTCTTGATCTGGATCACGTTCTGTATCCTCGCGAGCGGGTAGGGGATCTTCTTCGTCCTGAAGATGATCCTGCCCGGCGCCAGGTTCGGATGGAGCCTGATCGTGATGAGGTGGCCGCCGTCCATGGTAAACCGGTTGAGGTACGAGCCGAGGACGGCGCCGCCCATCACCGTCATCTCGGGCTGAGTGCCGTTCGAGAAATCGCCGACGAAGCGGAAGAGGGGCGTGCCGCCGCCGCCCACGACCTTGGCGACCATATTCGTGATTTCCTGGGAGCTGACGATCATCTCATCCGGCGAGAGGCGGTACTGATCCCAGAAGGCCTTCAGGGCCGTGTTGATCTGGACGATGCCGCCCGCGTTGTCCGCAGTAAGGGTGCCGCCGTTGAGGGACACGTGGTAGCCGGGGGTAGAGCGGTAGTAGCTCGTGCCCGCCATGACGCAGATCTGGCTGATGAGGCCGTCGAAGAGGAGCGCGTTCGTCGAGTAGTCGGTGTTCCCGAGCTGCGCGACGGTCTGGGTCCCTTGCGTCTCCGATCCGAGGATCGTGTACGTGTTGACGGTCGTGATGGCGGTGAGCAGGCCGTTCGTCGCGGAGCTACCGTAGAACCAGGCATAGGCCGCCGCTCCCGGGACCGCCGCGACCGTGCAGACGATCTGCTGGGTTGAGCCGCCGCCCCCGAGGGTGGCCGTCCCTGCCGCCGACTGCTTGCCCGCGCCGCCGCCGTAAGTATCCTGTGAGCCGTCGACGTTGGTCCTGACGACCTGCTGGGGAATGCCGCCCGCGACCGAGCCGCCCGTGGAGAAGTAGCCCTCGTGGGTGAGGGGCACGCAGACGACGTAATAGGTGCCGTTCGAGAGAGAGCCGTTCGCCGTCGTGTAGGAAAAGGTCGGGGTGGGGCAGGCGTTGCCGCCGTTCAGGCCCGTCGTGGCGTTGCCCCAGAGGATGGTCTTCTCCTCGGCGATCATGAGGTTCCAGAGCAGCGTCTGGACCGCGAGGGCCTTCATGTCGTCAAAGTTCTTCGCCGCGTAGTCGGCTTCGAAGGTCACGTAATCCTCGAGGCCGAGGCCCTTGTAAGCCGCGGTGAAGTTCTGCTCGGTCGTGACGACCGAGGCGTTGCGGTTTCCTTCCGAGACGCCCGCCGAGAGAAGGTTGACGTTGATGCCCGTGATGGCTTTCCAGTTCGTGGCCGTGCCGCCTTCTCCGCCCACTCTGGGGATCTCGTTGCGCAGGGGGGTGATGATGGGCACGAGCACCTTGGCAGCGGGTTCGAGGTCGTACCAGACGAGGCCGAGGGCCTGCGTGAATGCCTTGCCGAGGTCGCCTATGTCCTGGGCCTTGGCCGCCTTGATCAGTTTCAGTGTTTCCTGGGTGATATTTTCCATCTCTGCGTGCCTCCTTGTCGATTCGCCCGCTCTAGCTCTTGATCAAGGCGGGGCGGATTACCAGTTGTTTGGGCGCCTGGTGCGCCTTCTTTATTGCGCTCAATGCGTCTTTGGGGGGCTCCTCGACCTTGTCGAGGGCGCCGATGTCCTCTTCTTTGCCGACCGCCTTCGCGAGGTCCTTGGTCGCAACCTTGGCCAGGTCCGGGAGGGCCTCGATCTTGTCGAGGTCGACCTTCTCGCCTTCGGCCAGACTGAAGACCTTGGCGAGGACCTTGTCGTAGCGGCCGACCGTGCCTTCCAGGGCGGCGACTTTGGCGAGGGCGTTAGTCCGCTCGCCTTCGGCCTTCTGGAGGTCAGTCGCTGCGGCTGCGGCGTTCTTGCTCTCTTTCTCCTCGCCCGAGCAGACCGCGCCGAGGGACGCGGCGTGGTCGTGAATCGCCTGGATATGATCGCGGTCCTCGGACGAGTGGCGGGCGCCGGCCTTTTGCAGGGCCTCCGCCTTCGCGGCCTTCTGGGCCATGTCGCCCCCCCGCGCCTTCTCTGCTTCGTTCGCGTGATAGACCGCCATGCGGTGATGGTAGGCCGCGGCGTCGACGTTGCCCGATTTGTGCTGCGCCTCCGATGCGAGCATGTGGGCGGCTGCCGCGTGCTCGTGGGTGGGGCCGTCGACCGCGCCTGCGCTCGCCTCGTGGGCCAGCCGGCTCGCCTCGTGCTCCGATCCGTCGCCGTCCGAGCCCCCGTCAGCTTTGGCCGCTGCCTCTTTCTTCGTCAAGCCTTCCCAGTCCGAAGGGAGCATGTCCGTCGCGTCCAGGGCCTTGGCGCGCTTTATGATGTGGGCCTTGGCCGCCTCCTTGTCCTTGGCGCGGCCGTAAGCGTGGACCGCATTCTCCAGGTCTTCCTTCGTCTTGATGGGAAAGGAGCCGTCGGGCAGGGCCTGCCCTGCATCCGCCGCGTCATCGCGCTCTTTCTGGGAGAAAGCGTGCTTTTCTACCGTGCCGTCCGCCTTTATGATGTCAAAGGTCGCGCTCTTCAGCATGCCCAGGTCGACGAGCGAGATCTCCACGAGCTTGGGGACATACCTCATGTACTGCCCGTCCCGCCACCTCTTCGCAAAGCTGCCGCCGATCGAGACGCCCGTGTAGTCGCCGTCGAGCACGCGCTTCCACGTTACATCGTCGTTCACCTTGGCGCAGAGGTCGATGGCCTTGTCCGCGTCGGAGAAGCCGATCTGCGTGAAATGGCCGGCCTCGCGCATCACGTCGTGCTGCACGCGCAGGTTGCCGAAGGACTTCCCGCCCGTCGCCCTCCGGAAGTAGTCGGACCATTCCTGGACAGAGGGTTTCGACGCGGTATAGTCCATGATGTCACCGACAGAGTCGGGCTCCTCGAGGAGCCGGGCATAAATGAGGCGCTTCTCCTCGTCTACTTTCGCAAGGGGAATAAAAATATTGAGCTTATCGTTTTCCATGACGGCCTCCATTGATTCGCATATTTAGTGCCTCGTCCCATTCCGCCCCTTGAAGGGCAGAATGAAGGGCGCCTTCGGGTCGGGCGTCCACAGACGCTGCTTTTGCGCGTCCGGCTGTTCCTTGAGCGAGTTGACGAGAAGGACCGTGGTCGCCTGGCTCATGAGCAGAAGGAGTATTCGCGGGTCTTCCGTGCCGTCCGCATGAATGTTGATGTTCTCGCCGAGCTGCGTGATGATGACCCGGATCGGCTTCGCCTCCGCGGGGGCCGGCGCCTCTTTTTCGTTCTCTTTCTGATCCTCTTCCATGGCTCTTATTCCTCCCCTTCTTCTTTAAGGACCGGCAATACGTCGCATACACAGTTCGGATGCGCGGGCGGGGCGTCGTCTCCCGACGGGAACTCCTCGTCGAGGTCGATCACTCCCGCGTCCACGTTGGCCTCGCACTCTTCGCAATCCGTCTCGCTGCCCGCGATCCACTCTTTCCCTGATACCACACCCGATCCCCGATAGGCGCCCATGTTGCCCGCCGTGTCGGCGTGGGCGATCTCGGTGCGGGCGATCGTCGAGGCGCGCTCTGGGCTGAAGGCGTAGTTGACCTCCAGCTCGTCGGCGAGATGAGCGGTCGACCAGCCTTCGTCGATCGCCTTTTTCACGTCCGCCCGGAGGAAATCCCGCGTGGAGGGGCCGATCTCCTTGACAAGCCTGGCTGCCTCCCTGGCTGCATATTCGGAGGCGCCCGCGCGCATCGTGTCGGTCATGTCCTCTTCCTCGAGGCCGATCTGGAGGAGGGCCTGGACGGCGCCGTCCCTGCCGATCCGCTTGAGGATCTCCTCGATGTCATCGGTGGCGATCGCGAAGCCGTCCATGTCGATCGAGTCCAGTATTTTCTGGACCCTGGCGTCCAGGTCATCGTCGGCTGCTTTTTGAGCGGGAAGCTCAATCGTTTTCGCCGCTTTTCCGACCGCCTTGAACGCCTTTTCAACGACCTTTTTCAGGTCGGCCGTGGCCTTGCCTATCGCTTCACGGGAACGATCAATGGGCCGAACTTGGCGCCCTTTGGCGGCTTTATGAAGATCGCCCGCGGGGGTCCCTTTTTTTGCCGGGCCGCTGGGGCCTTTGCTTCCTCCACCCTTGCTGCTTTCGGCATCTCCGCCCGCGCCCTGCGCTCCAGCTTGGCCTTTTTCTTGAGCCTGTCCACCTTGCTGAGGTGCCTTCTTGCCGCTCTGTTGCCCATTTCCGTTATCTCCTTCAGCTCCCGGAGGCGCGGTGATAGGCGCCGGCGGGTTGAGCACGTCTTTCAGCAGGGTCCAGCCCGAGGGGGTATAGACCATGGGCTGGGCGCCGAGGCCTCCGGGCAGCGGGTCCTTGCCGTCGATCTCGCGGGCCTCGTCGATAGTCATCTGGCCGTTTTTCTGCTTCATGTCGAGGATCGTGGCCTGGGTCTCCGGGTCGGTGTCGTCTTCCTCTTCCCAGACGAACTCGAGGTCGGGGGCCTTGAAATATTTCGAGATGATGAGGTTGAAGACGTCCTTGAGGTGAAGGAGGAGCGGCTCCAGGCCTTCCTCCTGGGCGGCCTCCTTGCCCGTCTGGGCCGTGGCCCGGTTCATCTCCTTGATGAAGGGCTGTGGGGAGATGCCGAAGCAGAAGCAGATGATCCTCGCGAGCCATTCGTCCATCTCGTCTTTCAGCCCCGCCGCCTTGGTCTCGTGGATGTTCATGCCGCCGGGCACGAACTTGCCGTGGCGGCGCTGGGCGAGGTTGCCCTCCAGGAGGTCGTCCCAGAAGGCCTGGAACTGGCTGATCTGGTCGGGAGTCCACGTGTCCGGGACGCCGATGAAAGCCTCCGGGATGTTGCCCTCGGTGTAGTAGTTGAGCTGGAAGAGCTGGCGGCGAAGCGCTATATTCACCGTCATGATGATCTGCTCCACGGGGCCGTAGCCATAGACCTTGTGGGGCCGGAGGTTGCGCGGCGTGTAGATGATCTCGTCGGCGGTAAGGTCGACCGCGGGAAGGCCTTTGAGGATCTGCTGGTAGGCGACGGAAGGGGGGCTGGGCCTGCGGCCGTCCGCGTCGATCACCGGCTTTATGGTCGTGCCATCCACGATATCGAGGGAGTAGAGGCCGCCGCCGAGGGCCATGCGCGGATAGATCGAGGGAGCGTCCAGGACGAGGAGGTCTTCGAGATAGGCCCTCGTCCAGGCCCTCCAGGAGTGGACCCTGTCGGGGAAGTTGAGCGCGGCCGTGATTGCCTGGATCCTCGGGGCCGCCGCGGCGACCGCGTTCCGGGCGGGCTTCTGGCCGCCCGAATCGGCCACCTTGACGCGCCAGACCATGCCCTCGACCTGGTCCTTCCGGCGCTCGATCATAAGGCGCAGGAGGTCGTAATTCTCGGCCAGGGCGCGAAGCTCGCGGAAGGCGATCGGCTCGTCGGCGCGCGGCACGGTCCAGAGGTTGTAGCCGACCGGATAGTCCCACGTGCGGCCCTTGGCCTCCTGGGCGACAGGCGCGATCGGCTGCACGGGGCTCATCCAGGTCGCGGGCGTGATCCCCGCGATCACATACCTCGCGCCCTGGACGATCCTCCCGATAAGGCCGGGCGAGACAGGGGAGGCGATGCCGCCCCCCGCGGAAGCCCGATCGGCTTTCTCCAGTTGGGGGGATACCCCTCCGAAGGCATCTGGGCGAGAGGAGTGTCCCCCTTCCAAGCTTCGCTTACGGCCCGTCTCTATCTGGATGCCTATCCTCATGCCGCTTTCGGACTCCTAGTTCATCGCGTTGACTTCAAAGAACTGAGCCAGCACGTCATTCGCCGCGCCCGTCGTGTAGCTGCTCCCCGTGACCACGATGTTGATGATGCCCGATTCCGTGAGGGTGAGCTGCTGTGCCGCCTGGATACCGCCATGGAGCGTACCCTCAATGGGGGACCCCTGGCCGTACTGCGTGTTGGAACCGGCCGCGCCGTACTTGAAGATATTCGCGAAGATCGACCATCCCGCGGCGTTGTTCGGCGTGGTCCCGTTAACCCATGTACCCGAGTCGACGAGCGGCGTACCGGCCGTGACGGTACCCGCATTACTGTAGATGCCGCCCACGATCGTCGCGCCGCTGATGGTGGGGTTGATCCAGAGCTTGAAGCGCTTGTTGTTCGTCGTGGCGCCGGTCGTTCCCTGGCACGTGATGGCGAGGCCGCGCCCCGCCTGGTCGAAGGCCCCGGCATCGAGGGCGATACCGCAGAGAATGTCGTCCGTGGTATCGGCCTTGTTCGCTCCTACCGGGAAGCCGGCTATCCTGTAGAGGTTCCCTTCGTCCTTGAAGGTGCCGAAGTTGGCGGCCTGGGCGAGGCCCCCGAAAAAGGTGGACTGGTAGTTCGGCAGGACGATGGTGAAGCCGGCATTGAGGAGATAGTCGATGAACAGGCCGGTGGCGTTCACGGCGATATTGCCGTTCACGTCGACCACGCCTTTTGTACCGTCCGGAAAAAGGACGGTACTCCCGGGGTTGATGTTCGAGGGTGCCCTCATGGTGATTTGAACTGACATTTTGATGCCTCCTTAAGACCCCCCGAGGGGGTAGTTTTCTCCGTGGGGGCAAAACCGCCCCCGTGGCCTATCCTAAAAATCGTTGCGACCCCATTGCGAATTTCCAAGGCTGCAAAAATCGGGAGGGGGCTGGATGACTGGCCACCCCTCCCCCGGAAAAACGATCCTGGGGCAGATTTGGAGGGGCGGAAGATTGGAAAAATGGAAGATTGGAAGATTGGCCGGGAAAACGATCCTCTTCCATCATTCCACCATTCCATTCTTCCATCCTTCCGCTTCCATTCACGCTGCCTCCCTTTCCCGCTTGGCTTGCTCGTGCTGCTGCTGATAGTAGTCCCACAGGCCCATGCCTTCCTTGGCCTGGCGGGCGGCATAGCAGAGCATGGCGCCGGCTATGGCCGAGTCGCCGTGGCGCTGGAGCTTCTCGAAGTCGCGGGTGCGCCCCTCCGGGATCTTCGCCACGCCCTTGACCACCCTGATGAAGCGGTGGTCTTCCATGAGGTCCGCATCCTTGGGGAGCGTGAGGCTCTTGTCCTCGATCCATGCCTTGTAGGCGGGCATGTTCTCCCGGTACCAGCTCTCCGTGAGCATGACCTGGTCGATCCTCGAGGCGCCGTACTTCTGCATGGCCCGCTCGGCTAAGTACTGACCGTTGCCCCGCGCGTCGAAGGCCGCGTGGCTGAAGCGGGGGAGGCGGTCGCAGATGTAATACAAAATCTGCTCCTGCTCCCTGAAGGGGATGTTGCGGAGCTCGAGGACGAAGGGGGGCCGGTAGGTGAGGCCTTGCGTCTCCTGGGCGGGGATGAGGTCGGTAAGATCACCGGAGCGGCCGAAGTCCTCGCCGAGGAAGGAGCGGCGCTTCAGGTCGAGCCCTTCCAGGAGGGGAAGGAGGGCCTCCTTGCACCAGTCGGCCACTTCCGCGGTACGCAGCTCGTCGCGGAGCTGCGCGAACGAGTCGGGCTGCTTGTAGCGGATGACCGGGATGTCCGCACTCATGGCGGCCTCGATGGCGGCGCGGGTGAGCCAAACGCCTGAGCCGTGGGAAGGCACGCAGAAAAGCTCTTCGTCCGCGTCATCGCCGTAGAAGGCGACGATCTCCGCGCGCCAGGCGTCCTGGGCATCCTGCGACCACTGGCGCCCGAGGATCTCGCAGATGCGCCTGTAGAGCCCGTCGGCCAAGGCCTCGTCGAAGGTGGTACGGTGGAGGCTGTACTTCTGCTTGCCCGCGCGGATCTCCTGGACGAGCCCGTTGAAGGGGTTCGAGTCGCCGAAGTGGGTGGAGACGACGTGGACCTGGCCGCCCCAGATGAGCATGGCGAGGGCCGCTTTCAGGAGGCCCGCGAGGTCGTCGTGGAACGCGGCCTCGTCGAGGATGATCCGGCCCTGCTTGCCTCTTAAGTTGGAGGGGCGGGAAGAGAGGGCCGTGACGCGCCAGCCGGAATTAAAGGTGATGCGGTAGGCCTGGATCTTCCTTTCGTCGACCACGGCGCCGGTGCTGTCGGTGACCTGGTCGGTCTCCTCGTATTCCTCCATGGCGGAGGCGGCGATGTTATAGGCGCGCGCCCAGTTGCCGGAATCGCCGATGAACTCCATGGCCATGTCCTTGTTGTAGCCGATGTACCAAGCGTTCCGTTTCTCGCCGTGGCCCTCTTCCGAGGCATAGAGGGCGGAGTCGCCCGCCTCGCACCAGGAAGCGCCGATCCGGCGGGACTTCTCCCAGACCTTGACGGCTGCTGGGTCCGAAGCCCAGGCGCGCTGGTAAGGCAAAAAGACTCCAACAGATGCGCGCGCCTCGTTGAAATCGCGTTGAACCTGGCTCTCTTGCTCGCTCATACTATCCCCAGGATCTTGCGGCGGATCTCTTCCGCCTGGCTCTCATCGAGGCCCCTGGCCTTCACTGCCTTCTTGACCTCGCCGGCGACGGTTTCCACCCGCTTTTTGAACTCCATCTTGAGGCGCTCCCGTAGGATGCTGGAGCTTTGGAGCTTGGCGAAATCGGACACGAGACGGGGGAGC